ACCTCCTCATGCTGGGGTCCCCCCCAGCACCGCCCCTTCTGTTAGAAGGGACGGCCTTTCCCACGTTTTATGCTAACGACGTGGGGACGTCCACTACGCCTGAGGTGATCAGGATCTTCCGACATGAGAAGCTCACGCATCCCATATTGGTTGATTCTGAATTCTCCCCACTCGGCAGCCTTGTGCTGACCGCTTCGTGAGAACACCTTCAGCAGGGCGGGTGCCCCGTCGATCTCATTTTCTGGGATCTTCGGTTTAACCCTCCACCCCCGCACTACTGGGGAATGGAGTTTCTCATCCCAATCGTCTATTTGATATAGACCACTGTGATGGATTCGCCCAAGGATGGGACTCGTCTCAGCGACCCACGGATAGAAGCCTTGTAAGACTTCTAGAAGTAGGTCGTCTAGTACAGACGCCAGTCCATACATGCCTGCTTTGTAAAGCAGGTTACGTGTGGCTGACGTAGAGACAATCTCATCGACGTCGTGTCGCGACGTAGGGAGTTTCTTTCGGAACCTAACGATGGAAACGTCAAGTCCGTTCCAGTACTCCTTACCGCAAGACTCTCTGAACCCACCGGTCCAGAAAGACTTGTTGCGATTCACTTTGAAGCCAAAAGCCTCTAATGAATCGATCGCGATTTCGGCCATGTCTGTAGGGACGATTATGTCATCCCCATAGACGCGCACCATGTCCCGGTATCTCATCAGAGTACCGGGATTGAGTCGGGATTCAGATGCTCTGACTATCCCTTCGAGAACCACGGCTGTGAAAACCATGGCCTCTATGGGGAACGTCAAAGCACTGCCCATTGACGCAAACTTCTGAAGGCGGATTACGTCTCCAGAAGGCAACCGGACCGTTTGGGACCTGCATGCCTCGATCCCCTCAGAGAAATGAGGAAAATCTTGGAACAGATCTTCAACGAGCCAGTTCGGGACACGATCGCTAGCTTCACTCAGATCGAGTGTTGCGAGCGAACCATCTTCGGATCCGATTTGAGCCATGGCCTGATTGGGCCACTGCTCTTCGAATCCGACGAAATGCTTGGCGAGTTTATCCCGCTCAAGCATAGCACGCAATGGTATCGATATCGCCTGCTGTATGTATTGCATACAAGTAGGCTCAATCGAGATCAAGCGTGGTGTCAAGTGCGTCTTCGGGACGGCCGTCAGTTTCGCCGGCGGCTCGTCCTCGGGCAAGAGGAACTTGGTCCTGAATTGCTGCTCCCAGTACGAATGACTGGGGACCGCATATTCCACATAAGGAAACAGCGGCTCCAACCTTTCGTGCCAGGTGGGCAGCGTCCACTTCTGATTGCCGTCGAGGCGATCTGAAGTTTTACCAGGCCCATGCTTCGGACTGAGTTCGCCACGGTAGATCATACCGTCAAGCTCACTCAAGACACGTCCGAAAAGCAGATTACTTACCTTCCGGACGGCAGTAAGCCTACCCTCCTCAAAAAGGAGTGCAGACCACTGCCGATCTCGAAAGGGTTGATCAGTTCCTCATCTGTGTCAACGAAGTCCCGGATGGCCTTCTCTTCACGAGCGGGAGATGTCTTCTCCTTCTCTTTAGAGAACATGAGGCCAAGCTGCCTTACGGCAGCTATCCGGTCCGCTCCGTACTCCTTGTGGGTCTCGTTGCCTTGACTGCGCAAACGATCGTGCAGTTTTGGTTCGAGCCACGCAGAGAGCTGCGGGCGTAGTTCACGCGGCACTCTTGTCTTGGGGTCATGCAGAATTTCTCCTGCGATGTCCCCGAGTGCCAGCCTGAACTGACTTTCGCTGATGACTCGCTCATCGTCGAACACAGGCTCCAGGAATCCACCCAAGAACTGGGGGATTCCGCCTCCGATCTCAAAGCGGTACAGAGGGTCGAACGAATAGACGTCGCCGTTGTCATAACAATCGTCATGAACAACAGTGATGCTACGAGTCCGCCTCCTCCAACCAGCAAAGAGCGGAGCAGGGATACCTTCGTATGCCAGAGACTTTTCCAAGTCCTTGACGTACTGGGGTAGGGTGACGAAGAAGAATTCGTCACCTTCCTGTGCTGCGCGACGCGCGACACGTTCCGCGTCACGCGCGGTGTCGACCGAGCACTGTGCACCCAATTCTTCGAGTGCACTGAGCCAGATCGCGCTTCGGCTTTTCATTCCGTCCCCTTTCTAGGGGTACGAAAGTCCTATCCACGCTGCAAATCTTGTTCAGGACTCACCGCCGATCACCTTTGTGAGGGTGCCGGCGACCGCAAGATAGTCAACCAGGGCCTTGGCAACAGCCTCGGCCTCGGCTGCGGAGAACCCCACGAGGGGGTGATCCACAATGACCATCGCGGACATCGAGTACTGCTTGCTCACTCCGTCAAGGAG